CCAAAGTCTCCTCTGTATGTAGAAGAGGTTGTCCTGGTTCATAGTCAGAGATGTCATAACTTCTAACTTTACCACCTGGGTATACTTTCTCAATCTGATCTTGTACTTCTGCTCTGCTTGGTTTTACAATGGAAGGGAAGAACATTTGGATGGCATACATTTTACCTCTGAATGTAAGAAGGACCTTGACAATCTGCCCAGTCTTTCTTGGGAGGATTGCTGCTTCTTCGATCTCAACCTCTTCGGCAGTCTTTACCATGCCTTTTTTCTTGTAGGTTTCTTTAGGGAAGGTCTCTGTTTTTCCGCCATAAGTGGCTCTAACTGGTGCAGTCCCTTTCACATAAGTAACCGAACCAGAAGAATACTTACCCTCTACAACTTCAGTTTCCTCTTTCTTGACGCAGTTTGGATATCTCTTACCAAACATTGTCTTCATACCTTTCTTCTCATATCCCTTCCAGCACTTCTCATCGAGTTCGTACTCAGTCTCTTCTTTCTTAGACTTATTACCCCAGTTGGCAGCACCGACCTTACGGCACTTCACAAGGGCACCAGAGGCGTATGCAGAAGGCCATACGCTATAGCGTGACTTGACCTTATGGTAGCAAGCGTCCTTCTTACCTTCCTCAATATCAATCTCATCACCTACTTCTATGTCATGCTGCTCAAACCAACCACGGTTTACCTCCAGAGCACAGATGACATCATCACCATCAGAGGATACCGGAGTCTCTTCCAGTGGTTCTAATTGCTTAATACTTTCGATGATACCATCATGTGTGATAAAAGCAATATCAAGTGGAATTCTAGTTTCAGTCATATGGAATGACTGCTTCTCTGCTTCATCAAAGATAAACAGCATACCACTGTTCTCTTCCAAACTCTCTCTGAACATCAGTCCGAGATTGAAATCTCTGATGTTGCTGGGGATTTCTACCTGAAGAGGCAGTGTTACAAACTCGGTTGATTCGCTCATTTTCTTCTTGGGTTTATCAGTTGAAACATAGGTTGGTTTTGCTGCACCAGTCTTTTGAGGTTGATTAGGATCAGCAGCTCTCTTTCTTCTCTGAGCAGACTCTCTTTCAGATTTGCTCATGCTTGCTCTCTTAGCAGAAGACACACACTTAGGTGTTGACTTCTGACCTGGTTGACGAGCACAGGGTTTCCCAGAAACGACTTGCACCCAACCTGGTTTTCCGCCTTTAGATTTGGACTTACCAAACCAATCACGGAGACCTTCCTCACTTACAGTTTCTTCATTTGTTACATAATCTGCTGCAGTATCAATATAATCTGCTGCTTTGGTAATCTTTGATTGAACCCATGCTTTGAGTTCACCCTCTCCTTTTTTACCCATCTTTTTATTAAGACGTTTTGCAGCATTCATAACTGTTTTTAGTTCTGAACGTGCCATGGAGTATTCATGGTCTTTTTTGGTTTCCTCGGACATACCGTTTCCACCATTACCATTTCCGCTGTTTCCATTTCCATTGCCGTTACCATTCTTTTTGGTTTCGGTTTCATCTTGAGAATGACCATTCTCTTTACGAAGCATACCCATACGACCCACAACCTTAAATCCCTTAGGAATAGGCTTGCATTTTTTATCCGTATAGCAGTAGTAATATCCTGCTTTACATTTGCCGTTCATCTCTTCATTCATCTCTTTGGTCTTCTCTTTCATTTGGTTAATGAACTTTCTATAGACCGCCGCTTCAGAAGTTTTACCCATCTCTCTTGCTCTCTGCTCCATAGCAACTGCTGCCTGGATTTTGTGAGCATGAGATCTAGATGAATTGCGAATCTTAGACACAGATGCCTTAGCGGTTGCAACATCCTTAAAACCAAGTCCATGAATCGTGCCTTTTGGATTTTCATCCGTATAAAGGTCCGAATGTTTCTTGGAGTTTGCTGGTTGCCCAGGTTTTCTTGGGATGCGGGGGTTGCTCATTTCGACTTTTTTTTACGACCGGCACAATGTGCCTTTTGTGAGAATCCTTTCGGATTTGAGCAGTCAATACTCTTTTTATATTTATTACTCCATTCTTCTTGGAATTGTTTAAAGGTTTTCATTATCCGTCTAAAGCAACAGTAAGACCAAGCGACATGCCAGGTAGAGAATTCCATGATGTGCCATCATAGAACTCTAATTTCGATGTTGTTGTATTAAAGATAATCGCTCCCTGTGTAAATGTACCAGCGTCTCTAGCACTTGTGGTATATAAAGGTGGATAAAATGCAGTAGATGCTTTGATAGTCGCTGCTGTAATAATACCTGAGGTATTAATAGAAACAGTCGTACCAATTCCAACTGATGCTTGTTTTCCATCTTTATCTTCAAACTTTACTTCACCTTTATCGTCCTGTTTAATAGTAACAGTTGTTGCCGTACCAATAATGATTTCATCAACACCCTTGATTTGTTTTGCATTTGGATCAAGGGTAATTGACCCAGTACCAATCGTCAAAATACCAGTAACCCTAGCGTCACCAGAAACAACAAGATCTTCAGTAAATGTTGTTCCTACACCAACATGCAGTTTTGGTGTAGTAACAATACCAGCAGTTACATCAATACCACTTCTAGCAGTAATGAATCCGATTGAATCTACATTCCTTACGTCTTCGTAAGTTGCGATTCCTGTAACCGATAAATTTTCTACTGTTAAGTTTGTTCCAACACAAATATCAGCTAACTCTGAGGGGGCACCAGATATTGCAGTGCTAGCAATACCAACCCACTGAGAACCGTTGTAGATTAGAAGTTCATTTGTTCCTGTGGTTTGATCAAAACTTACATCATCAAGATCCTTAATAAATCCAGCACCACCGCCACCAATCGTTGCAATCTGCTGCTGAATACGATTGATGAATAATCTGTAGTGACTAGACAAATCATCAAGAGTTGCAAACTTTTGATCCATTGGTGTTAATGGATCGGCACCGCTTCCAACATCCTCTTTTTCACTAGGGGGTTCGTTTAATAAACCTTCCTGCAAATCCTTGATCTCTTTCTGTTCAGTTTTGATCGTCATGACCAACTTGAACAGTTCCTTGATATCAGTCTTTACATGACGAATATCATCATCATAATATTTGACCTCTGGTAAAGATGAGATTTCATTTCTAAGATCCTCAAAGTAGTCAAGTAACAACTTATCAGTCTTTACACTATTCTCATTAAACTCATTGACCTTCTTGTCAATGGATTTCTTCAGTGAGTTATATTCACCGAGAATCTGCTTTTTGAGTTTACGGTCATCATCCTTAAACTCTTTATGATATTCCCAGATACGAAGAGATGATTCACGCATCTCTTTCCAAATCTTATCTTTCTCTTCCTTTATTTTTGCCTCAATCTCTTCAGACTTGGTGTCAAGTTCTACCTTTGCCTCAAACTTTTTCTTATCAATGTCTTCAGAGAGTTCTTTTAAGTTATAGTCAACACGCTCTCTCAGAGTATCAATATGATCATTGACCTTGATGAAGTCATCATCAATTACACTGAATGTCTTTCCAATCCAAGAAAAATCAGGGACTTCATTAACCTCATTGACCCATTTAGGAAACTTGGGAATCGATTCCTTGACGGCATCAATCGCCTCACAAATTGCTTTGATTTCGGCATCATAATATTTTACTTCAGGTAGATTCGCAACCTCAGTCTGAAGTGTATCAATCCTATCTTCAATCTGGTCTACCTGTTCATCATAATATTTGACTTCGGGCAGATCTTTGATTTCTGATCTTACGAGATCAATCTGCTCACAGATTGCCTCTACTTCTCTTTCGTAATATCTTACTTCAGGTACTTCTGGGATCTCATCTCTAACCTGAGAGATCTGCTCAGCAAGTTGCTCAAGTTCTTTATCATAATACTTAATCTCTGGAATGTCAGGTATATCTGCTCTGACATCGTTGATAAGTCTGACCAACTCTGGCCAAGGTGGGATTATATCCTCTACTTCTGCGAAAGTCTCACCATTTAAATCTTCAATGGTCTGAGTGCCTTCTTCTATTTCTTCTTTCTCAATAAAATCTTCAACAGAGGGTAACTCCTCTTCAACTTCTTCTACGATAAATTCATCAACTGACGGAAGATTGCTATTATCAGCAAAATCGTCAACTGAGGGTAAGTCCTCTTTTGACATTTTATTAGTACTTAATACTGTGGGATTTCTCTCCCTGATTTATTTATTATCTTTACTAAGTCCGTCCTTCAACATTTTTGCAAGTTCTGCTGTCGATCCAACAAACAAAGCATTGTTGACAGTAGATGGTCCCTTGACTACTTTATCCTCCTCAACATCTTTCAACTTTTTCTGAAGATCCATCAGTTTATCAGTGGCATCAGACACACTTTTGATTAATTGACCTGCAACTTCATATGCTCTTGGTTGTTCTGATTCTTGAGCAAGTTCGAGCACACCATTCAATGCCTCTTGTCCTTTTTCAATGATTGAGTAAAGATTACCTCTTGTATAGTCATAATCCTTTTTAATATCATCGGCAACAGCCTTGATCTTATCAATCTTTTTTTCGACGACCTCTGGTTGAACGATGTCATTGTTGACATCAAAGGCATCGTTGAGATCGTCGTGCTTTTTCGTCATTTTCATGAGATGTCTCCACTAAATCCAAAGTCGTCGCCCTCTTGAATAAGAGCGTCATCAGCAGCATTAATAACTTTGATTGGTGATCCCTTAACGTGGGATACAACCGTGGTTCCGTCTTGACCTCTTGCAACCGTAATCTTGTTACCAGAGATTGATTTGATAAACAGTTCTTCGCCGTTCAAATCAACATAAGTCTTGGCAGTGAGTACACTTGCGTCTTCAACAGTAAAGACTTTGTTTGTGATCGTGATGTCTTCTGATGTTGTTGTAGCAACTTCTCCAGTGTAATCCTTGATCGCTCTTGGGGTTGCAGTGTAAGTAATATCTCTTGTGGTGCTCTTGGAGTCGCCAGAGATATAAGAGACCTTTGCAACTTTGATGATGTCTCTTGTTGCAGAGGAAACAGGACCGTACATGTAAGTCTTCGCAGTAAAGCGAAGAGTATAAAGAAGAACTCTTCTCTCTTTGAAATCACCAGTATAGTCATCCTCCATGGTTATGTTTTCCAAAACCACAGGGACATCTCTTTTTTCCTTGATACCTTCTACCAGTTCAACGGTCAGATTATATGCTGGTTGAAAATAAGGTAAAATCTGTTCTACGATCTGTAATGCATCATCATTTAACTTGCACATGATTGCAAGTTCAAACTGCATATTATATGGGACTGGCATGAAACCTTTTTTGGTTTCTTCACCCGTATTAGGATCTTTAACTACGAATGTTTGAGTTGTAGTTACTTTTCTCGATGGATCATAAGTCAACCCAGTGAACTCAAATGACATTCTTGGTAATGTCATTGCAGTAGACTTGTTTAAATCTGCTGATTGTTCAAGTCTTGCCAAAAACTTTTGAGTTGGTCCATAAGCCAAAGGAACCTTAGTAACACTAACGACACTATCAGATGCGTTAGTCGCTTTTATTGTCAAGTTATTGAAGAGAGTACCAAATCCAATGATGGTCCTCCTCAAAATCTCGTTATAAAAATACTCAAACATCGTTAAGGTTTACTAATAAAAACTATTTAGGGAATACCGAACGGATTCTGTTCACTAAAGTCTAGAATAGAATCTGCTTCTGTTTCAATGGTAATATTATCTGCAAATCCATCATCTGCTGGGTCAGTACTAATAACTCTTAGTTGATGTGTTGCTCCTGAGGTTGAACCAACGATGTCCTCACCAACAGTAAAGTCTCCAGCAACATTATAGATTTCAAGTTCATTAGTTGTGGAATCCCATTTCTTAACTCTTGCAGTTGTGCCACTAATAGATCCTGTAACAACTTCGTTGAAAGTAAAGTTTCCAATAGAATCAAGATCTGGATTTGCAATCGTGATTGTTGGTGCGACTGTGTAACCAGCACCAGAGT